CAACTTAGGGTTTGCTGGTTTGTGTTCCCCACAGTTCAGGCTTTGTCTGCCTTGGTTGCCGGACACATTGTTGAAGTGGACACCATTCGCATTTATGACGTTTGGACGCTGCACAGTGGCTGACCCCCACGGCTCTTCAAGTAAGTCATCACAAGTAGTAGGGCGCACTGCTCTACCCACGTCTCCGTGTGTTTCACCTGCAGAGTGCAATTCCCTACGAGGCCGTGGTTCTTTCAATTGTGGGGGCATCGTTAGTCTTTCCAGAACCACCTGAGTGCGACAATAGCGCATACCAGTATCGAGCCGTAATAAACCCATAGCCATTTGGCGCTCATAGTTGGTACTGCTTGAACTGGTGAAGAGGTATTTTCATAAACCATTCTGTGTCTGTGTGGATGGTTGGTTTCTTGACAAGCGTGATGTCTTGCAGGCTGTCTGGGCTTACCACAAGTGCTTCAGTGCGTTCAGTGTTGAGCATTACGAAGAACACATAAGGTTTGCATTCAATAAACTTCACCTTTCGTGCTGCAATGTGCACTGTGGAGAATGGGAAGTGATGACCTGACCAGCCGTGTTTTATCTCGACTTCTACGCCACATGGGATGCCGTTGTATTCGCCTACTAGGTCTATGCCGTACAGGTCGGTATTGACAGTCAGTTTGAACTTGCCTCCTGATTCACGCTCTAGGAATGTGATCACGTCATGTTTGCAGTTGTCGTCTGCTTCGTACTGTGCCTGGCTGAACTCTTTAAGTGTCATTGGGCTTCCCTCCCTAGTCGTGCTGCGATGAGGTCTAACTGGTTTGGTCGCCATACATAGTGTTCTATGCCTGACGCCAGTAGAGCCTCGCCCCACATCATTTGATCATGTGAGAGGCGTCCACTGGTGGATTTGAGTTCGGCCATGATAAAACCCCTAGTCCTGTGCACCATGCAGAGGTCGGGAAATCCTTTGCCGTCTGACCTAAAAACACCCGGTCTTACTTGATGTGGGGAGGCGTGAAAAATAAGCCATCCGTTCATCTTGGCGATTTGCTCGACTTTGTCTTGGAATAGGCGTTCAGAGGCGTCGTGCATTGGTGGCATTGTCAAGCTGCTTTTTGAGTTGTCGGTTCACTCGCATGAGCCTGCCACATTCCTCAGCAAGAATTGAGCATTGTTTCGCCATGTTGCCGACACAGTGACAGTTGGGGTCTGTGTTGAGTGTTGCTTCACAGTCGGCGTAGTGGTAGTGCCCATTCAGGCCGTACGGCATCATTTCTTGCCTGCCTGTCCGAGTAATAGCCCTGTCATGAAAACGGCAAAAACCATAATGCACATAGATAGAAACTCAGTCATTGTTGTTGTCCCATTCTCTACACATTTGACAAGGATTTTCTTCATTGCACATTTCTTGGTTTTCATCGTATAACTGCGCAATGCGAGCCTCAAGCAGCTCGACTTTGCGTAGTAGTTCGTTGCGTTCGTTTATCACATCTGCTAGGTGATCACGCAATGTTCCTATGTCGCTCAAAATGGCTCCTCTTCGGGCAGTGGAATTTCTTCAGGCTCATTATTTTTAAGGGCTTCGATGGCTTTGCTGATTTTAAATTTGTCCCAAGATGCCAAGTCAAGTGGGGGCAACTTGCCTGCCTCCTTCAAAAGTTTCTTGTACAGCCACACCTGCTTATCGCTAGGGGCGTTCGCAGGGCGCTCCGTAGTGACACCATCGGCGCTGGTCGTGGTCACACGCTGCACCTTTGACATCTCTTCACGACTCGGACGCTTGTTGAGGTCTGAGCCTGCATACCCGGCATTAGCCAAGGCACGGCCTACAGCGCCTGTCTCACAGTTTTCTAGGTGGCTGGTTTTGTTAATGTGGCCTTCACCACGAATTTCTTCTGCCCATCCTGTAGCAATGAGCACGTCATTTTCGTACAGCGATGCTGAGAACACGGCTGAGTTTTGCAGGTAGTGAACTAGGTCGGTAATGACCCTTGGTTGGACGTTTCGCACATGGCAGTCTTTAAGCCATCTGTCGAGTCGGTGTGCTACTGGTTCGTAGTCTTCAAGATTAAACCCCATCAGATAAGACCTTTTGCGTGTAGGTCTGATGCTTGCTTTGCAGCGTCCAGAATCATTTGTGCTAGTGCGCTCGGATCATCGTTCTTGGCGACTGACAGTTTGCCGATTGCGTATTCGACGGCTTCACGTTCTTGAAAGCGCATTTGCATTTCTAACTTAACGGCCAAGTGACCCAAAATTTGTAGTGCTTCTGAATGTGTCATTGTTTCCCTCACTGACTCGATGCGCTATTTGCAGCGCCTTATTTTTATAACAGATGGGTGGTTGGATTTGCAAAGTTGGTCGTTCAAACCGTTGCAGTTGTTCCTGACGGAACCGAAACCATAGACCCCCACTGGATAACGATACTTGCCACCTTCGGTGTGGCCTTTAAACACAATTCTGTCAACGCCTCTTGCCTGCTGTGCAAACGTCAACAAATGCGCCTTGCGATTAGGGGTGTGATTCCAGTAATCCCAAGTGCGCCTGTAAATACCAAACGCCGTCACATAAGAGCGAGTCGAGTGACGTGTGTTATTTCCAGTTTCGCAGCGTGCTAAGTCCAAATACCATTCCTTCCCCATGGGGTGATTCCAGTCTTGTTTTGCAGCTGCTGGTGCTGGTGCGAGTAGGGCGATGAATAGCGTGAAGGCCATGATGAATTTTGTCAACCTGCAGAATCTTTGTTTGGCAATCCCCAAGTTCCCCGATGGTGCCGGGTGGCCTAGTGGCCTGAACTATCAGATTTGAGTTGTGTCAAGTATTACCGATTTATCGGGTTAGGTGGCGAATGCGACCCTAGGCGTAGGAGGGAAACACGCCACGCCTAGAGCCTGTCAGAGTTGGCTATGCCTTGTCTGAGTTGGGTTTTGGCAACGCTCGCCATGCTGCTTCGAGCGCTTTAGCGTCTTTTGCCAAGTCCATTTCAAGTTCAAAGTGAAGCCATGCTCCCCCGAATGAACCTGCGTTGTCCGTTTCGTTGAAGACTTTGACGCCCTTGGTGCCTTCTCCACGGCTACATCTGTAGCCCCTGCCATACGCCGTCTGGTCGCTGTCAGGCTGTTTGGGGTCTCTGTAGGCGTAGTCGTGCAGTTCGCACAGTCCTAGGGCTTCTGAGTGCTCAATCAGCCAATCCCACAGTTCTTTAGCCTGGCGTCGTCCTTCACGAGTTTTCGGATACCCAACGTCACCTGCAACTCCGAGCGAGTGCACGCTTAGGGTTTTTTTGCCTCGCATGTTGCGCACCACCCATGTGCCCAGATTGGTAAATGATGGGTAGCGCCGTTTGCATAGATCCATGAACTTTTCTGTTCCTGCAAGTTTGCCTGTGCCGGGTGTGGTCACTGGGTAGTAGGGATACTTACGAGGCACGGCCAAATGCCTTGTCTGCTGGGTTGAAGTAACGCATCGCTGTTGGGATGGCTGCAGCCCAGACTGCGTTGAGTGTTGCTGTGGGGCTTTGTGTTGCTGTGTAGGTGGCTACTGCGCTGGCGAGTAGTGAGCGTCCGTATGAGGCGATTAGTGCTTTGTGTTTTGTTGTGAGGGTCATTCTGTGTCCTTTGTTGGTGGTTTGGCTGGTCCTTTGATTCCGTTCGAAGCAAGCAACGATGAGAGCGCCCCTGAGAGGAATAACATCATTGGACTGAGGAGCGCCCACGCACTTTTGTCATTTTCTGAAACCTCGAGAGGCTGTACCACGAATAAAAGTCCGAATAGCAGAGCCCCTGTGGATGCCACAAATGTGACTGACAATGTGATGCCAACGATCAGTATTAGTCGGGCTTTGATTTGGTCGTTTGTGTAGCGTTCTCTAGGCACAACGGCCACCACCGATTTGTACGTCTGTTCCGATGGTGATTGGTGCTTTGTTTTTGATGCGTTCGCAGTTCACTCTTGTACGGTCTGCGCAGCTGCTGAGGGTGATGGCGAGCAGACTAATCAGGGCTAGTCGTTTCATGCGCTGATTTCTTCTACTGTGATAGACGATGAGGTCACAAAAGTTGTGTCAAATCCTCGACGGTTTACAAACAAAGTGCCGACACGGGTCAGGTATTGCATTTTGTAGGTAGTGGCAGAAACTGTTGCGGGTGAGTCAAGAAATACAAGAGTGACTGTGTCCATACCTAAATCACCAATTTCGTTCATTCGCCTATAAGCCGAAACATTATTTGTTCCACCGCTACCAATAGAGATAGCAGTGCTACCACGAACAAGGTTGAAACTTGCGTCGTCTGCCGATGCACCACCTACGGAAAGGTTTACTGTGACTAGGACTTTGCTTGTCGTGGCTTGTGGCGTGATGCTGACCGACAGACCAGCGATATCGACCATGACTCCGCTAGTCGTAGAGGTTGTTGTGTTCAACACAGTTTGGACTACCTGCAAAGTTCTGAAGGCACCTCTCAGGTCATTGACATACGCAGCAGTAAGCACCTCGCCTGTAACTGCCGATGCTGGGAGATTAGTGGGTGTAGCCATGTTTAGAATCCTAACTTATTGTTGTACGGAGGGGTAGAACTACTGTCCTGCAAACGACCAAAAAAATCGTCACCCAAAACAAACCAAGAACTCAAGTCAGCAGCATACAAATTGAGTTGCACCCTCGTATCAGAAGGGTCGGACGAAACAGTAGAACCATTGACCACACACTGATAAATAGTGCCACGCAACTCAACCTCAACAAAATAGCCAACCCTCGGCCCCTCTGCAGCAACAGCCAACAAATCAAGATTTGATTGGTAAGAAGTCCGTGCGCTAATAGAAAACGGCACGTCATTTGATTGGGTCAAAGTGCTTTGCACATACGATGCAAGGTCAAGTGCCTGCGAAGTGGTCTGGTCATAAGATTTCAACTCAAACGATTTAGTGCCACTACCAAACGTCTGTGCTGCCAACCCTTCAGGGCTGACAGTTACTTTGTTTGCAAGGTTGTCGGCAAGGCTCGCAAAGTTCAACGTGTCATACCTGATCTGTTGATAGATACTGATACCAGCAGGGTTATCAGTGAAACGCACAAGAGGAAAACCTTCGTGCAAATCATCACGGCCCAGCCACTCAATTTCATCATCCTGTGCGCCGTTTAACCTGCCCTGCTCAGTAGCCATTAACTGATTTAACACGCCCAGCAGATTCTCATTAGTCAAAGTTTGTGCCGACACTTTGCTAGAACCACCAGGTGATGAAACAAAAGAAATTGGGACACCTGTGCCGGTAAGAAAGTCTTCAGCTGCTTCTGCTGTGGTCACGCCTGCCACCCATGAGCCGTTAGCGTTCAACCGTCCAGCGTTCGCTAATGCGTCCTCACCGAGAATTGTCCACGTATCCATTGCCTCGACAATGCCGTACTCAATCTGCACATCAGCAATACGCCCCCAAAACATAATGTATTGCGTAAACAAATCAGGTGTGTACGCCTCAACAACAAGGAAGTCGCCTACGTCAATGACAGGTAAATCGCTTGGGTTACGGCCACCAATAGTTGTAGTTGCAGCCCTAAATGGGTCTTGTATGTTTACACGGCCTCTAGTAATGCTTGCTGTTTGCAGGTCGTCTAGATACTGTCCGTCAAAAAATGTTCCACTAGACGGATACCAGTAAGCCTTAAAAGTTGCTTGCATTTAACCACTAATCCTGATCGGCACACTGCCGTTACGGAACATGTAAGTACGCAAAGCATCTACCACACTTTGAGGGTCGCCACCGTTGACGTGGATGTTGACAGTTGTGCCACCACCCATGCCAAACTCGCCCATACGATCTAACGGAATCACAGCCTCTGGGCCACGGCCTTCACCAATCATCGCCAGCGTCGGGCCAGTAACAATGCCACCTGCAGCCAACATCGGAATGTCAGGAACATCAAAACCTTTGCCACCAAGACCCGGAACCCAAGACGGAACCGTAAAAGACAATTTGCCAATGGTGCTGTTCCATAGTTTGGCGATGGAGTTAAACACAGTTTTGAACACTTTGACCATAGTTTCCACATACGGAATGACAATGTTTTGAACGCCGAACTTGATGTACTCAAATACTTTCTTGAATATCTCTATCCAGATTTTTATTGCTGGAACAATGATGTCCGTAATGTAGAACTTGAGGAACCCAAACACGGTGTCAACAACGTTTCTGAACCCTTCAAACTTTGTGTAAGCAATCGCAAGACCAGCAATCAAAAGACCAATGCCGATCACAATAAGGCCAATTGGGTTCAGTGCCATAGCAATGTTTATGGCCACAATGGACGCTGCTACTGCTGCTAACGCTCCTGCAATAATCATAAATGTTTGTGGGTTGTCTTGCGCCCAACCAGCAAACTTCTGAAGGTATGGCAACACGGTTTCCACTGCTGGTAAAAGTGCTGCACCAATAGATTCTTTTGTTTCGTCAAAGCCAATTTTAAGTCGAGCAAACTTGCCTGCTGTGGTCTCGGCTGCTTCTGCTGCTGCGCCCCCGGTGGTTTTGGCAAGTTTGTCCATTACCTCTTCAAAGGATGCGCCGTCACGAATCATGTCTCGGTATTCAGGCGCAAGTTTTGCTAGGGCTGTTAAGTTGCCTCCATAGGCTTTCTCTAACGCTCCGACCACACTTTCTAGTGGTTTGCCTGTAGCCACGCTAATGTCCATAGCCTGACTAGCCAACTCTTGAGCCTCGGTAACGTCGCCAGTTGCCCTAGCGAGTCTGTCTAAGACTGGTCGCAATTTGTCATCTGAGAATCCAAGTAATTTGCCTTGCTCGGTAATCCAATTTTCGACACTGGCAATTTGTGCATCGTTTGCACCAGTGGTCTTTTTTAGGCTGTTAGCAAGCAAATCTTGCGCTGCTGCATCGTCAATAGCGCCCTTTACAGCGTCGCCTAAGACAACAGCCAAACCAGCCAAGGCTGCAGCTGCAGGGACGGCTGCTTTCTTAATCGCAAACTGCGCTTTCTTGCCTGCGCCTTCAAGGTTCTTGAATTCGTTAATTGCCTTGGAGACACCTCCACCGTCGAAGGTTGAGATGATTGGTATCGCTAGAGCCATTAGTTCAGTTCCTTTTGGACTCGCTGAATGGCATCCATTGAGAGGCGTTGTAAGGCTTTTTCAATCTCGCCACGCTTCCTAAATACAGAAGGCCCAAGAACTCTTGTCTGGTTGGGTTTGAGTGGCCCTAGAGAGTCTCCCAGTGTGTTGGGGTTGCTACGCCCTGCAGCCTCGAAGACGGCAGCGCCCACGTAGGTCTGTGTGATGTAGATCAGGCTGACGGCTTCCCTTGCAGCGTCCACTTTTAACTTGACTCCAGACTGTGCCTTGGCCACGGAGAATGGGAAGATTTTGCGTCCTGATTTGTCTGTCCAGTTTCGAGCCATACCCGACAAAGGAATCTTCGCATAGCCCTTTTGCACTTCCTGAATAGCAGGTTGGGCGATTTCGTTGGCGTTCTTGGTGAACTCTTTACGAAGCCCTGGCTCAACTTTGTTTAGTGAACGGATGGCTTCTTTCAGACCTGTCATTTCTATGGAGGCTGATGCTGTCATCTTTTGTTCGCTGCTTTCTGTTGTTTATTCAAAATCTCAATAACCGTGGTTAGATCGTCAACTTCAAATTCTATTTGTGGGGGGTAATACCCGGTCGCAACAAGTACTTCTGCTAAGGCTCTTCTGTAACTGTTGCTTCGGTGGCTTTTGGGTCTTCTGAACCAACTACTTCCACGGCGTTCACGTCTTTGATGTATTGGTCAAACGAAACTGGCACTGGGATGTTGTTTTGTTTGCAACATTCGTATGCCATAAACGCAAGGTCTTCAATGCCAATGCCGTTGGCCAGCGTTGAGGCTTTTTGTTTAAACTTGCGTTCCCAAGCGACAATGACGAACAGGTTTGTTTCTAGTTCGTATGGTTCGCCTTCGTTGGGCGTGATGCGTAGTTGGATTTTCATGTTTCCCTCTTTCCTTGTATCAGGTGATGTCTCGTGCCCATGTGCCACCAGTGAAGGTAGCCGTGACGGTTGCGAGTTCGCCGACTGTTGAGTTGATTGGTGTGAAATTTTCCAGCATTGCGTTTGTAATGGTGTATTCAGGATTAGACGCTGACTCAGTCGTTCCTGAAGGGCTGATGACAAGTGTTGTGGTGCCTTGACCAACCATTGCTGCAAGTGCTGTTTCAACTTCTGACGTTGCACCTGTGCCACCGTAGGAAAGGAAAAAGTCGATTGAGACTTCGACGCTCTGGAGGCCACCAACAAAACGATGACCAGTGTCACCGAATGCTGTTGCTTCAAGCGAGTCCTGACCGATGGTGATTGTGCAAGCGTTTGCCTGATCACTCAAGTCGTAAGTAGTTGCGCCCTGCGTAAGGTTAATTGTTGCATTGCTGAGGAATGTTGTTGTTGCCATTTCTGACCTTTCTAGTTTCGTTTGACTGCGATTGCCACAGTCAAATCGTATGTTGGTATGTCTTGCCCACCGTAAGAAGCGTTGCCCGGTCGGGCGTCAACTACGGCAATGGAAGAGTTCATGATTGTGTCAACCGTTGTCATCAGGTAATCACCTGAATCTTGGTTGCCGGGAGGAGCTGCAAGTATGCGAACTGGGATGCGAAAGTCGCCCACGTTGTAAGTCCATGACGTCATCACTGGTAATTCGATAAAGACAGACATGGGTCGTGCGTTGCGTGGGTCTGTGACTGGTTTCAAACCCAACGCTGTGAGCGCCGTTTTGATTGCGTTCACTGCGTCAACAAGAATTCCAGAAGCAGGCATCAGGCGACCTGTGGACGGCCACAACCAATAAGAGACATAATGCGACCCATGGTTGAAGGAATAGGGATTGAAGACATTGCGTCAAATGAGGCAAACGAATCTGCAGAGCCACGCTCACGATAGAGAGTTGCTGCATACATGATCGCCCCAAGTTTCACATCGGCACCGGGGACTGTTGTCATCGAGTCTGTGTAACCAGCCTCACGACGCTTTCTAAAGCACCAGTTGTTGGTGGCATTGACGCAAACAGTGACAAAGGCCGTGTCGTTCGCCGTTGCAACGTCAATCCCTAACCAACTTGTGACATCGGAAGCCTGTATCCACGATACAGACGGTGTGAAGGTCACAGTTCCTGTAGCAACAGAACGCTCTAGATCGTCGCCAGCGTCTCGGAAAAGAAACTGAAACAGTCGAATTACTTCATTGTCAAACTCAAAGTCGCCTTCGTCTGACTGTCCGATGTATTCGTTGTCTTGCGTAGATAGAACGGTGTGTGTGCCGTTTATGTCGTGGCCAGCGCCAGCAATGGTGACAACATCGCCGACCTGGATACCAGTTTCAACAAAGGTCTGAAGAACCACAACACCGTCTAGGCGTGTGTGAAACGCTAGATCATAAGTGGCCATGGTTCTTCAGTTCCTTCTAGTTCGTTGCTTTATGCGAAAGTGAACTTGACGAACTTGCTGGAGTCAATCATGAGTGCTGCAAAGTACCCACGGAACGCCAGAGTGCGTGAGAGCGTAGATGGTGAGTCAATGCTGATTGCGCCCTTCTGTTGCTCGAACAGTTCGTAACCAGAAGCATCGCCGATGATGGCTGTGCCACTAGCGAAGTTGCGATCAACAACAACTGACAAGCCGAAAGCGTTGCCGTTTGGCTGTCCCGGTGTGAGATTACCAAATGCGTTCATTGGCCCAACCTGTGGGAACAACGGACGCTTCGACGAATCGCTCAATCCAAGAAGATCTCCCCAAATTCCGGGTGCAAGGAACAAGTGAGTTGGCAAGTTGCCGTTAGAACCCGACAAAATTGTTTGGGCTGCTTCTGCAATTTCGGCAGCCCACACTTCAGGTTTCTGAAGGTCTGCTGCTGCAAATGCTTGTGTGACGGTTGCACCTGCAACCAACTGATCGGCTGCGTAGTTGTCTGTTGCGTTGGCGTAGATACGGCCCATGTCATCAAGAACGACGGACAAGATTGCAGGATCACTCCAGTCGATATCGGCTTCGCTGATATTCACATATCCACCGAAAATTTGCTTGGTGACCTGGTTGTTGAAAACAACAAGAGTGCCTTGCGATGGTGACTGTTCAGCAATAGAAGCACCAATGGTTGTGTGGGTGGTTACTTCTGGACGGATGAACACTTTTCCAGCCTGTGGCATTGACTTGACACCAATTGCATCGACCACTGGACGGCGACCGATGAAGTTGTTATAAACAGGCCCAAGGACTTGCGTTGGCAATAGACCAGGTGTGTCGTTTGTGACGATGTCGGGTGCAGCTGCACGAAGTGCTTCTGACATTGCTCGCCACTGGTCGCCACCTGCAACTGCTGCTGCAATGTATTGAACGGCTGTTGGCATTTCGACAACACGACGAGCCTGTGCGAAAATTGGGGTTGTTGGAATAACGTCGGGCTTGGAGGCTTCGACTGGGGTTTCTTGTGACATGGTTTCCTCCTCGGAAGTGTCGTTGTTGGGGGTTTCGGTTGCTTCTTCTTCAGGTTCGGAAGCAGCGATTTCTGTGATGATGGCATCCTTAAATGCCGGTGATGCAACAAGGCTGATTTCTTCAAGCGATGCTGAAGAAACAATCATTGTTCCGTCTTTCGTGGTTGTGAACTTCAATGGAATTGCTCCAACACTTACGGAGTCGTAAGCGCCTGCCTTCACAAGTTCAATCGCATCATCTGATGCTCTGGTCTTGGCAAACTTTGCAGTAAACAAAAGTCCTTCTTCTGAATCTGCAAGTTCAGTCACGACGCCACGCAACTGCGAAGAATCGTGATTTTCCAAAAGTTTCGGGTTCTTTGCTTCAAGGTCAAAAGCGCCACGAAGGAAAGAAACCTTTGTGCCGTCTGAAACTGTTGCTGTGACATCCCAAGGTACGGCAACGCCTGTAATGGTGCGTGGCGAATCTTCGCCTGCAGCAGCATCCAGTGTCACTGGGATGGCTTGAAGTCTGATCATGATAATTCTGTCTCCGATGGTGTAGGCACTTCAGGTTCTTTGTACATTTCGGCCATGTCGTTCTGCTCAAGTAGATCGTCAAGGTCAAATTCAACGTGGCGTCCACGGCTCAACACGTCATCCATTGATAGGCGCTGTGTAATTGCTGTGGCGTACATCTGTGCACCAAACAACCAAAGGTCTTGACGAGCCTGCTGTGCGTTCTGGTAGGTCATTGAAGCACCGGGGGTTGGTGCAGAAACGAGATACGCAGGAACGCTACAGAGGCGTGACAAGTCAAGTGCTTGATACTGGCGTTGTTCGCTGTTGACACTCATCGGGTCTTTGTCAAACTCGACAAACTCCACAAAGTTATTGAGTGCGCCAATAACATTTCCATCACGGCGAGCCTGCGCCCAAGACGAAGCAAGGTCGCCTAGTTCTTCACCCGACATGGTTTCGCCAGCAGAAGTTTGCTGAAGATAGCCAGGCACAGTTTCAATAGTTGCGTAACGGTCGGCTGCTTGGTCTAAGTGATAACCAATGTTGAACGCTCTGCTACCTGTAAAAATAAGACCAGTTGTTGGCGACAAGAATGTGATCACATTTGAAGCGTCAAGTGGAACGCCGTTGAACTGAATGTCATCGGTCATTCCAAAATACTGTGGGCCTACTTCATCAGGTGTTTGGATGTTTGCAGCTGGGAGCCAACGAAAAGACATTGGGCGACCGTCGCCAGCGTTACGAGAGGTCACATACCAAAAGGCTCGACCGTAAAACCATAAATCCTTGAAGGTGTTTGCGAGCATAAATTGGCGTGGCACATTTGGATCTGGGCGTTCCATCCACGTTTCGTTTGGCACATAAATCTTTTCGTATTTTTCGCCTGTCCACTGCTTTGTGCATTGCCTGAACTCAAGGCTTCCAATGGTCGAAGCCATTAGATCGTAAGAGCGTGAAACTGTAGGCAAAGTAAGCGCAAGCGTTTCTAAACTGCCACTGCTCCATGAGTAAAAAGGTGGGATTCCGGACGAGCCGACACCAGCAGCAGCCTTTAGGGGCGCACTGGCGAATTCGGCTCGGATTTTGCGAGAGAAAAGACCCACGCTCGGAGTCTTACACAGATTAGTTGCAAATGCAACTATCTACGGAAAGCCATTGCAGCCTTGCCAGTATTTATTGGGCGTGAGACCATCGCTGCAGCGACCACTAAAAGTCGGGCTGCTTCGATAGGCCCAGGTGAACGCTGGGATGAAATAACAACTTGGCCGTTAGCCCTAGCAAGGACAGCCCTGTTGACATGGCTTGCTAGTAGTTCTTCGCCACGGTGCAAAACCCGATGCTCCAAAATTAGCGATCTAGTTAGCGCTGTGAGTTTGAGGATTTCTGCGTAGCCGAAAGTGGTGCGCCTGCGTTCTAACTTTTCGGGGGTGTGGACGTCAAGAGTTGGCGAGATGACCAGACGCAGTTTCGGGTCTGCCTCCATAGCCTTTTCAATCTGTAGCCACATCTCCTTCATGGACTCCGTAGAGAACTCGACCGTGGCCACAATCGTTTGTTCCTCAGTTAGTCCACAGCGAATCCCCACATACTTAGAACTATCCACAGAACAATCCACAGCCAAGACGCCACCGGCAGGGCATTCCTGCTCGGTCTTGAGTTTTTCCCAGACCCCAGGTTGTAGCCATGCGTCAGCCGATGAGACCCACAGATTGAGGTGCGCTCGAAGGAACGCTGCACGATCAGGAGATTCTGCAGCTGCATGAAGAGCGTCAAGAGTGATGGTTTCTCCTAACGCTGGGTTTGCCCAACGCCAATAGGAATCATCATTTGGGTCAACATCAGGCAATGACCATTCAGCAAAATAAAGCCGTGTCTGTTTGTGTTTGTCAATCGCCCCCAGCGCCTGCTCTCGAAGACGTTGCATAGTCTTAGAACCCTCATCGCCACTGGTTGACCACGAAGAAAGCAACGGTGATTTCACAGCAATTTGTGACGGCCTAAGAGCGTCAAAATAAACTTCTTCAGTGACATTCCAAACTTCGTCAACAATGATTAGGTCGTAAGTGCCACCATGCAAATGGGGCGTCGCTGCACGAACCTCCCAGACGGAAGAACCTATTTCGACTTTGTTGCGCCCATAAGACCAAGTGACCTTGGCGTCGTAATGCGCCTCCAGTGCCGGGGCAAGTTCATTAAAGATGGCAACAGCCCTGTCTAGTTTGTTGGCTGTAGAAAGAACCCTCATCGGTTTGCCACGCATCGCTGCAAAGTCTGTAAGCCACCAGCCGATAAGCGCCGTTAGTGCAACGCTCTTGCCGTTCTGCCTGCTTGTGCTGCAAAGCGACTCACGATGCACAAGGTCGCCATTGTCGTCATGGGTCAATTGCCCATTCAATGCGTGACGTTGCCAAGGAAACAATGTTTTCCCCATGACCCTCTCCGACCAGCCAGCAACAAGATCACCATAAGACCCACTCGGCGCAACAACAGATTCCAACCGTGGCTGAACCCGACCAAACTCAGGCGACTCAGACGCAGCCAAACTGAAACCACCTGAACTGGTTTGGTTTGTTTCAGATAAGAGCAAAGA